TATCTAAAAAACACACTGCAATTCAGTCAGTATTCCTTTATGAACATTCAGTCGTTGAGTAACAACAAAAAAAGTTTGATTGAATGCTTGTATGATTTTCGCGATGAATTTTGCGACACGATTATATGGGATAAACAGCGAAGTCAGCCAGCAATGGCAAACAATGTGCTAAATAGTGAATTTGAATATATTCATATTTTTGGCGGTAATAATACACGAGCAATCGGAACGATTCCGTTTAGAGGAACTCTTTCTAATATTTTGCACGTGAGCGCACAAGCGAAAAATGAGTATGCAGATACACACAACGCAACATTTAGCGTCGAGTTCGCTTCATTCTTCGTTAAAAACTTTGCAGAGAAATCCGTTTTGGATTTGTTTGGCGGTACGGGAACAACACTAATTGCAGCAGAGCAACTTAACCGCAAGTGCTTTATGATGGAACTTGACGAACACTACTGCGATGTAATTATAGCGCGCTGGGAGAAACTGACAGGAAAGACTGCCGAACTTGTAACAAACGTAAACCAACCAAACGCATAGATTATGAACGAGCAGAATCTTCAAAACGGGAAAGCAACGCAATTCCAAACAGGCGAGGAACAGGTAAAAATCGCACAGCAAGGCGGTATCGCAAGCGGAAAGGCACGCAGGGAGAAAAAAGCAATGCGTGAACTCTTGGAAGACGCCCTCGCAAAGGTCATAAAGTCCAAGTCGGGAGAGGAGGCGACAAAGAAAGAGGTCGCTTCAATCCGTATTGCCGACGGAATGGCGAACGGCGATCCGAAAATGCTCGAAATCGGTCTTAAAATCTTGGGCGACTTCACGCAAAAACAAGAGATTGAAATCAAGGGCGAACAACCGCTATTCAATGTAAAACCAATCAAATAGATGAATGGCATTCGAGGTAACAACGGCACTGAACAAAATGCTCGCACTTTCAAAGCGTGTGCGTGTTATTCAAGGCGGTACGTCTGCGGGCAAGACATACGGCATCGTGCCGATACTTATTGACATTGCAATCGGCTACCCAAAGAGCGAAATATCGGTCGTGAGCGAGACGTTACCGCACTTGAGAAAAGGTGCAATGCGTGACTTTCTCAAAATTATGGAGGAAACGGGGCGTTTCGTTCCCGACCACTGGAACAAATCAACATCCACGTACAACTTTACTAACGGCTCCTACATAGAATTTTTCTCGGCAGACACGCAGGACAAGGTACGTGGTCCGAGACGTGACGTGCTGTATATCAACGAGTGCAACAATATAGACTTTGAGACTTATTCGCAGCTGGCAATCCGTACCCGTGACACAATATTACTTGACTACAACCCCACGCACGAATTCTGGGCAAACACCGAACTGAACGACGAGGACACGGAGCGTCTTATTCTGACGTATAAGGACAACGAGTCACTTTCAGATACGATTATCAAGGAAATCGAAAAAGCACGAGCAAAGGCGTTTTTTGACGAATTCGCCGGCGATTTGTTCAGCGAGAAAAACATAAAGTCATCGTACTGGGCGAACTGGTGGAAGGTTTACGGCTTGGGTCTTGTCGGAAGTGTCGAGGGCGTTATATTCACGAACTGGAAACAAATCCACGAAGTGCCGCACGATGCCGTCTTGCTCGGCTACGGAATGGACTTTGGCTTCACGAATGACCCGACGACGATTGTCGCAATGTACCGATACAATGGGCAGATAATATTCGACGAGGTATGCTACCGCACTGGACTGACAAACAACGAAATCGCAAACGTGATGAAGTCGCACGGAATACGGCAAAATGACTATATCGTTGCAGATTGTGCCGAGCCGAAGTCAATAGCGGAGATAAATCGCTACGGGTTTCATATATTGCCGTGCGACAAGGGTGCCGATTCCGTTCGCTTCGGGATTGACATATTGCGTCAAAGCGATATGCTTGTGACCGATAGAAGCACAAACATCGTGTCGGAGCTGCGACAATACACATGGGAAAAAGACCGCAACGGAAACGAGACGGGCAGACCGATAGACGAATTCAACCACGCAATAGACGCTATGAGATACATTGCGACGAAGAAGCTGGCAAGAATGCACACGCCAGCAAGAGGTATAACGGTAAGAAACTAAATATTGACGATATGGGAATAATAGAATTTTTTCTTGTAAGGAAAGAAAACAAAAAACTGACAAAGGAAATAGAAGCGTTGACAAACGATTTCAAGACGTTGCACCAACTATACGAGGAAAAGCTTGCTATGAGACAAAGTGCGCTTGACGAGATATACAATATACCACGAAGCAGTTGAACGCGAGAGAGTGGCGACGAAAAAAATAAACGATATGCGTAAAAGACTTGATGTTTACGAGCATAGAAACTAAAATTATAGATATATGACAAAAAGTAAGGCGTTGGCAATAATTCGCAAGGCAATCGAAGCGAAAGGAACGGAACAGACTATCGTGCTTTATTACGATGTTTTCAAATACCGTCTTGATATGCTGAAGGACTGGGTAAAGAACAAAAAACGTGTTTCAACATTTCAGGACAAACAAAAATACCTGTGCTTGAAAATGACTTTGCAGTCGTTGCTTGAAGTCGTGGAGAAAGAAGGCGTGTTTGCCAATATCGGCGATGACGAGCATTATTTGACCGCTGGCGTGGCCTGCCGTGAAATTGAAAAGGATATTGAAAAATTCACAAGAATAAACCACCTATACGGTGCGTACATCAAGGAATCAATCAAAGAGTTTGATGATTACTATGCAAAGAACAAGAAGCAAATAGACGAAATACTGAAATAACGTTCGGAAAAAATATAGAACGGAATATGGAGTATATTTGCGTCACTCAATATTCTTTTTTACTTAATTCATAGACTGAGTTCCTGCCGAGACGGTAAGGAACTTTTTTTTGAAAAACTTGTAAAAAATTTTTCCGAGATTTTTTTTTACACATCGAAAACGTCACAAAGGGTAAGTGGCAGAAAAAAGTTTAACGTTTTAAAATTTTAACACTATGGCACTTATCTGCAACTGCCCAGCCAGTACGGCATTGACAACCATTCCTACGGTTGCATGTGCTGAATCGTTCGGGCAAATCCAAAAAGCGGCATTCTGTCGCATCTATTCAACAGGAACAACAAAGAACTCGTTCACGTCGGCAGCAGCTATCACGGCACTTGCTTCTTGGACCACAAAGAAAGCAGCGACAGACGGTACGAAAGTAGTTATTTCACCGTATATCGAGGCTCCGACATCGGAAGCAGGAGCAGCGAGAACTTTTGGTGGTGGAAACGAAACGCTCGGCGGTCAAGAGAGAATCATAGGACGTGAACCGACACCTTTTACTGGTGTGATGCGTTCTGTTCCCCAATCCGTTATCAAAGTGATGAAAGAACTCCAATGCGAGGCAGACGCTGGCAATTTGGGCGTATTCCTTTTTGATGAAAACGGAAACATCGAGGCTCTGCAAGACCCGAACACTGCAACAACGTACTATCCTATTCCTGTTCGTGCTTTCTTCGTCGGAGACAAGACGCACGGAGGTTTGGAAGCACCAGATAGCAACGCAATTCAATGGCAGTTTGCACCGAATTACAGCGACAACCTAAAGATTGTCACTCCTGCCGACTTCAATCCATTGACTGACCTTTAATCGTTGAAATCATGGCAAAGAAAAACAATAATGCAAAAACAACGGAAGTAATGCTCGTATGCCCTAAATGGGGTTACGAGCAGACGCTTTCTGTGGAACATGCAGAAAACTTGCTCAACATGCAGAACAACGGAGGTTGGCAATTGCCAAAGGACAGCGAATATGAATTTGCAAATGGCTCTCTCACTCGAAGAAATACGAAATGAAATCAATAACCCACGTAAGAAGTCGGTTATCAATCGGGCAATTCTGCACCAGAATCGCATAAAGTTCCACGTGCAGACTCGCCTGACTCCGAATTTCTATCAACCAGTATACGATTTCTTTGCGTTTGTCGAGAACTTGCTCACAGAGGACAAGTTCAAGATGTTCACTACCCTATTCCGTTATCCCGTAGCGACTAACGAGGTTACGGCAATATGTTTTGACAAGTTATCAAGAGTATTCGAGGGAAGAAACCCAGTGTTCAATTACCAGTTCATGAACTCTGCACAGCGAGACGACTGGGAATGGTATCGTACCGACGTGCTGAAAGAGCCAGAGGTATGGGCGACACGAGGCTTTGAATTTTTCAAGACCGAAATCAACTCCATACTGATCGTCGATATGTCGAGAGAACAAAATAGCGAGAAACCGATGCCATATTTCTATTGGCTTCCTATTTCGCACGTTATATCGTATGAACTGCACCGTGACGGAGCTTTCGATTGGATAATCTTCAAGCAGGACGACGACAAGATTGTCTGCATTGACGAGCAGTCATACCGTGTCTTCCGTTCGGACAAGTCAAACAAGATTGGCGAGCAGCTTGCCGACAATCCACATGATTTGGGTTATTGCCCGGCACGTTTCTTCTGGTCGGAATCAATAACGATAGAAGAGCCCGATATCAAGGCAAGTCCTATCACGAAACAGCTTGAGGCGCTGGATTGGTATTTGTTCTATATTATATCAAAAAGACATCTTGATCTTTACGGCTCATATCCAATCTACAGCGGTTACGAGCAGGACGACAAATTCAGCAACGAATTACAGGGCGATAAGGACAACGGAGGCTATCTTCTTGACGAGAAGCGCGAATACGTATTTGACACGGCAGGTATCCCAAAAATGGCGCTGCAAAAACAAAAGAAGCGCATAATAGGTGCTGGCTCTTTCGTGGAAGTTCCAATACCAATAGAAGGACAGCCGGACTTGAGAAATCCAGTCCAAATGCTGACCGTTGACCGAAATTCGCTTGACTACAACGTGGCAGAATTGACACGTCTTCGTACTGACATAATTACTGCAGTAGTTGGCACAAATGAGGAAATCACGACACGTGACGCACTGAACGAGCAGCAGATATTGGCCAACTTCGAGAGCCAAAGCACCGTACTAAATAGAGTGAAACGTGGCTTTGAACAGGCTCAAACTTTTGTTGACGAGACTGTTTGCCGTCTGCGCTATGGTAATGACTTCGTATCACTAAACGTGAACTATGGCACTGATTTCTTCCTTTACGATGCGGATGAATTGAGAAAAAGATATAAGACTGCCAAGGAAAGCGGAAGCAGCGAGGCGGAACTTGACGCTTTGCAAAGAAAGATTATTGAAACCGAATACAGGACCGACCCCGTTCAGCTTCAAAGAATGCTTATGATGCAGGACTTGGAGCCGTACCGCCATTTGACGCGTGACGAGGTCATACAACTGTACAAGGATGGAATTATAACAGAGACGGACATGCGCATCAAGCTGAATTTCTCAAACCTTGTTTCACGTTTCGAGCGCGAGAACTTGAATATTACGGAGTTCGGCATCGAGCAGCCGTACCAGAAACGAATAGAAATTATTAACCAAAAATTCAAAGAATATGTTAGTAAAGTTTGAAGGAGGCATAAAGGACGTGCCTGTTACGGAAGTAACGAAAGAAAATTACATTGTGCCGCAAGGCGAGGAACATTTGTTCCACTGCGTAATTGAGATAAAGAAATTCGACAGCGAGACTGGTAAACGTTTGAGTGTTCCTCGTGTGCAAAAATTCGGAGTCAAGGCGTTCAAGAACGTTCAGACCAACCTCGCACTGCAAGGATATTCTGTTGACATTCTTCACGACCCGACCGATTTCATTGCAAACCAAGCAAAGGCAATGGCAACGAGAGTTCGCGTATCTGCTGCACCAGCATCAAAAGGTGTTGAGTTGCAAAAGATGATTGACGAGCAAGCAAAGCAAATAGCAGAGTTGAAGCAACAACTCGCAAAATCAAAAGGCAAAAAATAAAAAACAATTATAAATCAATTCAAAGGGTAGAATTATGCTAACGAAAGAATTATTACAAGCCAATCTGCAAGGCTTAACAGACGAACAAGTAACGAAAATCGTGACGTTGTCGCAAAACGACGAGAACGCCGTAATAGGCTCTCGTTTTGGCGAGGTGTACAGACAACTTGACGCGACCATTGAGAAGGAAACGGGAGTGAAACGAAACGGCGACGAAAAGACCTACAACTATCTTGAACGTGCCGCTCGTGAACTCAAGTCGAAACTCAAGGATGTTGAGCAGTTGAACCAAAAGATTACGGAACTTGAAGCAGAAAAGACTCGCCTTGAAACTGCGCTAAAGGATGGCGCACACAACGAGGAAGCGAAGAAACAACTTGAGCAGGCACAAAAGGACATCGCAAACGTGACGAAGCAATACACCGACCTACGCAAGGAGTTTGACAAGGCGACGGAGAAACATGCGAAGGAACTGCTTGACGTTAAGATTTCGCACGAAATCGGTCTTGCAACGGCAGGGCTGAAATTCAAGTCGGAAATCCCTCAAACGGTGGCCGACGTGATTATGAAGCAAGCTGTTGATAAAGTAAAGGCAATGAAGCCAGAATACGTTGACAACGGACAAGGCGGAAAGTTGCTTGCTTTCAAGGGCGAAGACGGAGCAATTCTGCGCAACAAGGACAACCAGCTGAATCCTTACACGGCACAAGAACTCATCGCACAGGAACTCAAAAATATGGGCGTTCTTGACGAGGGAAGAAAAGCCGCAGGAGCAGGAAGTCAGACACCGACAGGTGGCGGTAAAGGAGGTAGTGCCGTAGTTGACATATCGGGAGCGAAAACACGTACCGAAGCGTATGACATCATAGCGCAAGGTCTTTTCGCACAAGGTTTGACGAACGGCAGCGCAGAATTTGACGCGGCAATGCAGCAGGCTTGGAAGGATAACAACGTGGCAAATCTTCCAATGAATTAACAAAATTAGAAACAACGGGCAAAGGGTGAGCCATAATTATTAACAATATCAAATACTTAAAGTTATGAGTTTAGTAGCAACAAGACTTCAGAACTGGCGAGTTGAAAACCCAGAATTCGACCGTAATATGACTCGCCCAAAAGAGTACGGAGCATTGGATTTCTTCATTGAACAGACCAACGCAGCAAACTCTATCATTTCTCCGAATTTGCGTGAACGTGCGCTTGCTTCTATCGGCAACACGGTGCAAATTCCAGTTATTAACTATGACGGTGACGTAACCGTTGCAAACACGCGCTCTTGTGTCATTGCAGACGACGAGAACACTTCTGCATTATACACATTGGTGTGGGCAACTTACGCAGTCGGCTTCACTATGGTGCCTGCAGCTTACCGCAACAACGAAATCAGTTACGAACACGACTTTATCCGCAAAATGGAAAAGGTGACACGTGCTCTTGCAACTGCATTGGATTCGGGTGCTGTTGCAGCATTGGAGGCTCAAAAGACGCAAGTATTCAAAGACCTTTTGCAATACTCGCAAGTCGGCAACGTTATCCAAGTTCCTAACCAAATGGCTACGGAAATCTTGGGCGACACCAATCCAATCATGCGTGCCAACGACTATCCTTCGATGATTCACATCATCGGTAACGCAGGCGTTGACTCGTTGATTAGAAAATTGGCTGAACACGATGTCTACAACGACGTGAACAAACGTATGGAGTACGACAACAAGGTAATTCACTACACTAACCAAATCGCAAACGAAAGCGGCAAATACGGCACATTCTTCGCCGTTGAAGACGGAAACGTTGGCGTATTGACACGCGTTGACCGTGAGGCTTACACTCGCACTCGTGCGAACTTCCACGAATGGGACATCGTTCGTCTGCCTTACATCGACTTGCCAATCGGCTCTCACTACTACACTGCAGTTGGCGACCAATCGTCAATCGCAGGCGATGCAACAGCAGACTTGACTTGCGCTGTAAAAGAATATTTCGGCTTCTCGGTTGATGTTGCTTTCTTGGTAGCTTACAACAGCAACCCAACAACCGTTGCAAACCCGATTATCAAGGCAGAAATCGCAGCAGCAGCAGGCGGTCAACCAATCGCAACTCCTGTATATGTTGCAAACGCAGCACAAATCGGACAACCGACACCGACAATCACTTTGTCGAAATCGTCAACTTCGATTGTGAAAGACGCGACAGAAACAATCACTGCGACAACAACTCCGAACGCATTCGTTGTAGATTGGTCATCTTCCGATGAAGCAGTTGCAACCGTTGCAGGCGGTGTGATTACTGCTGTGGCAGCAGGAACAGCAAACATCACGGCAAAAATTACAGTTGACGGCTACGAATACTCTGCAATTTGCGCCGTAACGGTAACAGCAAGCTAATAATATTTGCTTGTTTAATCCAAAGGGGGTGGGAAATAAAAGCCCCACCCCTTTTTTTTACAAAAAACAAATTAAAACGATTGTAAAATGTTGCAAATAAATAAGATACAAAACGCATTGTTCAACCTTGTAGGCTGGCGACAATCGTTTGACCCACAATGGGAAATTCCGTCCTCGCTGACGGAGACGGAAAGCGGACTGTACTTCCAAGACGCACACCCGTTACTAACTATTGACAATATCAAGGCTGTAATTCCAGCCGTGACAACATACAACTATCAAGAGTGGAACGCAAACACGGCGTACAAGAAGGGCGACCGTGTAAAGTATTCTTGGACGGAAGGGCAGACAATTCACGAATGCGTTTACGTTGCGATAAAAAACAACACAAACGAAACGCCGAACACTTCGGACAAGTGGGAGATTTACAATTTCATTCAAGACTATTTGACGCAACAAGTTGAGTCGGCAATCGCTACAATGGTGCAAAACTTCATACAAATGAAATCCTTGAAGGAGGAGACAAAGACTCTTCTTGAAAGAAGACCATTTTTTGACGGTGCAGGAAGATTGACGAACCTTGTGCAAAACAACGGCCGTCTTGTCGGCTTCCAAATTATTCCAATTCGTTCTATGGGCGTGACGGCAAAAATAGAACGTGTCGGGTTGCAGTTTGTAGGAGGTACCGGTGTGGTGAAACTTTACTTGTTCCACTCGTCGCAGATAGAACCGATAAAGACATTCGAGGTTGAGTTCACGAAGACAAACGGAGGTTTCCAATGGTTTGCGCTTGAGGACTGCTATCTTCCGTATATATCGGACGAGAACAACACGGGCGGCGCTTGGTTTCTATGCTATAACCAAGACGATTTGCCAGCTGGAATGACGGCAGTAAACGCGAATAAAGATTGGAGCAAGGACCCGTGTGGCACTTGTTCGCGATACGGACTTGAAAGCTGGCGCGAACTGACGAAATACTTGTCGGTAATGCCTTTCCGTATCAAAGCACCTACGACCTTTGCCGAATATCCCGAAATGTGGGACATCGCCAATATTGTGCCAACGAACACGACGAACTACGGACTGAACTGTGAGATAACGGTAGGTTGTGATTTGACGGATTTCATAATCGAGCAGAGACAAATGTTCGCAACGGTGCTGCAAAGACAAGTTGCGGCAAACATGCTCCGCACAATGGCGATGAATCCAGAAACGAGAGTGAACAGAAACCAGACGAATATAGACCGAATGGGAATCTTGTACGAAATAGACGGAAACTCGCAAGGGCGTGAAAGCGGAATCGGTTATGAGTTGAAAAAGGCATACGAGACGTTATCTCTCAACACAAGGGGGATTGACCGCATTTGCCTTGCATGTAATAACAGGGGCGTAAGATATACGACTGCGTAATGGCTGGACTTTCTTCCATATTGCAACTACGTGACAATGCAAGAACGATACGTGAAGGCATTGAGGGCGGATTATGGCTAAAGGAAATCGTCGAAAGGAACGAGGCGCAGATATGCGACATGAACAGCGAGGAACAGCTTTACGAGAAAGGTCAGAATGCACTTGGCGTTGATATTATGGACTATATGCCGTATAGACCGCTGACAATTCGCATAAAGACCGAGAAAGGACAACCGACGGACAGGGTAACGTTGCGCGACACAGGAGATTTCCACGGTTCGTTCTATGTGGAAGCAAACAATGACGGATTCCGAATAGATGCAAAGGACTGGAAGCGAGACGAACTTGTGCGGAAGTACGGCAGTCAGATTTTTGGACTAAACGACGAGAACAAAAATGAACTGGCACACGAAATCATGTTGCCTGATTTGATTAACAAAATAAGACAAACACTATGGCAGTAGTTATTACAGATAGAATCATGAGCCGTGATGTGCTCTATCCGAGTCTTGCAGACAAGGTAATCCTTGACATGCAGAATGGACTTGCCGACAACCTTGATTGGCTGTCAGTTTCGTTCGGACTGACCGAGCGAAGAATAAAGGAGCAGAACGGTAAGAGATATTACTACCCTGCATTTTATGTAGGGCAGGATGAATATCTTTCTTTGCTTCCCGACGATATGCAACGTTCGTATTCATTCTTCTACCTTGAAGACACGCAGGAGGTGACGCATTCGGCAGGACGGCCGTTCTGGGTGAGCATGCCGTTTTCGCTCGTCGTGTGGGTTGACATGCGAAAGGCGGGATATGCCGACAACCGAGATACGGAAGTTATTAAGCGCGACATTCTTCGTGCGTTGCTGAACGGCACGCATTGCAAGGAAGGAAGATTCACAATCAATAGAATATACGAACGCCCGGACAACGTGTTTTCCAATTACACGCTTGACGAGGTTGACAACCAATACCTTATGTCGCCGTTCTGGGGCATACGATTAACTGGAGAATTAACAATTAAAGACGATTGTATATTATGACGCAGTTTGTTCTTATCTCATTCGTGGTCGCTTGTTTTGCGGCTTTCCTACTGACGCTGTTATATAAGTTCGGTGTCATTGAGTATGTGCAGATTCGGGGAAACGATTTTTTTCACAAGATGTTTTCGTGCGATTTCTGTCTATCGTGGTGGACGTCCGTCGTCTTGTGCCTGTTCGCACTGCTGCTGACCTTCAATACGGAATTCCTCGTAGTTCCTTTTGTATCAACCCTAATATGCAAGAAACTATTATGAAAAAGGCAAAGATTGGTAAACATACGGTTGAATTTTACGATACGATAGACGAAATGCCTATCGTTCGCTACCACAAGTTTCAAAAGTTCCTGTTGGTTGACAGCGGTGTCGGTGGTGATATTGCGGATTTCGACATGCACCTCGAAAAGGTCATGCGCTTCGCAACGACGAAGGACCTGGAAAGCGTCATCAAGGAACTGCAGAACATGAGGCAGAATGTTTACCTGATACAGCAGGAACTTTCGCCAAAATACTTGGCTTTTTGTTGTCTTGTGACACGTTTGGACGGAAAGACTATCGGAGACACCGACGAAGATGTAAAAGCCGTTTACGAGGTACTAAAAGACGTTGCAAAACGAGACATTGACAAGGAAACTGCGGACGTAAAAAAAAAAGTAGATGAGGAACTTCGTCTGTATTTTCCTGCGATGTTCGACAACGCAAAGGAGAAGGAATACTACGACATATTGAAGAAACTGACCGTTGCAAGGCTGGCGAAGGTGCAGGGCAAAGAAGCCGACACGGACGGACTGGAGACAAAACTCATAACGATGGCGAAGCCGAGAGTGTTCACGGGCGAACATTCGATGGAGATTGCATACGACAAGGAATTTGAACGGCTTTGTCTTATTATCAGTTCCGAGTTGAACGCAACGGCCAAGACTATGA